CACAAAGTAGTCCTTAATGCGCGAAACCGTCTTGCGTTTCACGGAGGTCTTATAATCGATGATTGCTGGCACGGTCCGCCAACGCGCGGCAAGGTCTGTGGTGCCGGCAATGCCAATTTCTTCCGAATATAACCCCAACTCGGTACCGAAAACCTCAGTCACATTCTCACGCAAAACCTTTGCGAACAAGTCAAAATGCGGGTGTGGGTTTTCCACTGGCTGATTAAGCACCAGAGATTCAAGACAACGGTGCAGATTATGCCCGTTGTCTGTGATCTTTACACCTTCAATATGCTTCGCTGCGTGGGCGCCGCCGTGCTTGTCTGCCCAACCCTGCACAATTTTTACCTGCATGGGCGAGAACTCTTTGGTCGATTGACCAGATGCAAGCGCGTCAAGAATCTTGCCGAACTTGAAATCCTTTGTCTCTGACAGAACGGTAGTCACGCTCGGGAGCAGCTTACCGTTGGGCGTCTTATAGAAGCGCCCCAAGTCTGTGCGCACCGCTTCAAGCGGCGGGAGAGCGTTTACAAAGGTGTGTTTGAATGTCATTCTGTAATACTAACACACACTAACAGTGTTGTCAAACTAATCTTGAATGCCTGTGGCGTAAATTGCCTTACCGTTCTTGAAGGTGGCCGTTAGAACGCTCTTGCGATTCTCAGACGGGCTCTTATAGGAGACATGAACCCAACCGGAACGCGAATCACCTGGCACATAGCCTTCAAGAATCACCTGGTCAAAATCCAGGTTCTTGATGATCCAGCGAGCAAGTCTCAGATTGTCATAAGCCAGCGTCTCAATATCGGCCGCCTGGCCAGTCATATGCTGTGAGGTCTTGGACCCACCAACAGCCTTATTCAAGGCCGGGCTGCGATAGCCAGAATTAACCACTACAGGCCCTATCTTATCGCGGATGGGCTGTAGAACCTTCTCGGCCAGAGTCTTTAGATTGGTCAGCACCTCAACCGAAGGGGTGTTGTCGATTCCCTTGCGGGCGGCTGTCGGGCTCTTGAAAAGCTCCCGATAGGTAAAGTTTGGAGCCTGACCCGAAATTGGATTGTCGTAAGATACTGGCATGATATAGTGTCCTAGTTAGTCGCGATCAAAAACAAGACAGGTGATTTCGGTCGATCTTGAATCGTCCCAACGCTGCCCAACATAATGGTTATACGGGCGATCTTCCCGTGATAGCAGATTCCATCCATAGACCTCGAATCCTTTAATGTAAGACTCTGGCGATCTGTTGAACACCGGAGGATTACCCTCACGGCGCCACTTTTCATCCATGATTTCACACACAATGACTCGCTTGTAGCGGCCGGCGCTGATCTTTTCTATCTCATGCGCGAGGGCGTCTGGACCCATATGAAGCATGACAGTGTAGTAAAGAATGGTTTCAGCACTTGGATATTTATCGCCAGAAATCACCTCAAACGTGTGTTTAGGATGAGCAACCTTGGCAAGTTCGATTGCCTTAGGATTGATATCCAGCCCTAGGTATCTTTTTGGATCAAGCCCCCGGGCAATACGCCCGAAGCCACACCCAATTTCCAGAATGGAGCCGAGGGCGTAATGCTCGACAATCTCGGTTGGATCGAATCCTTCTGGGTTGTCATTACCTGCAGGTACGATGGACTCTAGCCCGCGCTCGATCCAATAGGCCTGTTCCGGATATTTAACTGAGGGCACGTTTGGTCTCCAGGTCGCCAACTTGGCGTAATGCTCGATTTCTAGCTTTAGTCTCAGCAGCCTTCTGTTTTATCTGTTCCAACGCTTCTGGGCTCTTTGGAGACCTACTTAGTGCGCGGGCTCTAATTTTTGCTCGTGTTTCTTCGCTCTGCGTTCGCCCAAACATTGGGTTATTAGAACCCTTTGCGTTAGCATGATTTTCGCTTATCTTACGGCGCGTTTCTTCCGAATTGATAACACCAAGCCGACGGGCTCTGGCTATAGCCTTTTCCTCATCCGTAAACGGGCGCCTTGGCTTCACATAGTTGTTTCTACGATATTCCTTGTGTGACTCACTTATTTTAGCTCGCGTTTCATCGGAATGTGTGTAGCCTGATCGTGAATCGCGCCACTTTTCAATATGCTCAACGGTTGGCTTATAGTTTCCACTCTTTCGGCCGGCACTGATTTTAGCTCGCGTTTCATTATATTTAGGATGCCCTTTATACAGAACAGTTACTCCTCCATGGCCACCGAGGGCAATATTGTAGCAAGACGAATCTGCAATCAGATCGGCGGTGATTAGTTCGGATTCCGCGGTGTTCAAGTCCAATTCTGAACCGTGAAAAGAGATTATTTCCTTTTCAAAGGATTCACGACCATATTTCTTAAGTGCCCTAGTTATAGCTAATCCACTACCCATATATCCGTCATCTATATTGGTAGTAGAATGTTTACCGATATAATATTTGTTGTTTGTTTTATTGGTGACTTTGTATAGAATATGAAACATGGTCGGTCCTAATATAGTGACACGACTATTTAGTCTAGTTCATGAAAGTTCATGTTTTGCTATTAGGTATCGCTTAACTATTCCGGATCGCACCACATCTTCCAACCCAAATTCTACCATACAAAAATCGCCGGTTTTTTCTAAGACAGTAAGGAATTTCTTGAACCCGTTCTTGTCGAATTTTCCATCAAAGTCGCTCTGATTAGTATCACCTGAAAAAATGAGCATAGTATCATTGCCGACTCTGGTTATAATAGAGTCAAGCTCGTGGATGGACATATTCTGCATTTCCTCCACCACAACGATGGAATTGTCCATGTTGAGCCCGCGGATAAACGAGGTCGGCACAAACTCAATCTTGCCTGCTCGCTTGAGTGTTTCATAGGCTGTTGGTGCGTCAAAAAGCTGTCTGCAGATTTCGCGATATGGCGCTTCATAAACCTCAGTCTTTTCAGCTTCCGTGCCGGGAAGATAGCCTAGGTTGCGCACAGGCACGGCTGATCGAATGATCTTGACCGTATCGTATTGCGGTTCCTTGATATTAAGAACTGCGCTTAGAGCAAAATACATCGCAAGCATGGTCTTACCCGTGCCTGCGCTGCCATGTAGTATTAGATTCTTGCCGTCTTTCCAGCCGGTGAATGCTAGTTTTTGCCGGTCTGTTAATGGGCGTATTGTCTTGATTTCTTTACTCGAAAACGACTTTTTAGGAGCAGCTAAATCGTTAGGAAACCCTTTAATATGCTTGGGTTCTCTCAGCCTTGCTTTGCCCACGGGTGCACCATAAATGTTACTGGATACTGGTGCTATTTAGGGCACCTATTCGATTATAAGATCGGTTGTGTCCGGCGCATCAATATCGGTTTCTTCCTCAGCGTTCTTATTGCGGAACTTGCCGGCCTTATTGTTGATTCCTTTTAGCGAGGTAGGGTTGTAATCGCCAGCAACACCCGGCGGGCACTTGGTGATCTGCCCGCCATTCTTAAGGAACGCTGCAACCAGAGCGTCTACCCGATTCCGCAATTCAACTTTGGACTCAAACTCGTCTTCCTTTTTCTTACTCTTGGTAGCCATATTAGTCCCTTCTGTTCTTTTTGGTCCACTCGTTACGATAGCGCAATTCCTGGGTCGCCTCATCGAAAAACGCAGTCATAGATGCCAACAGCGAGACCATAGCTGTTGGCCACTTATTAAGGCTCTCCAGGCTGTTCATTGTGGGATCAGTGCCGGGCGCCGCTGACGTTGGCTTAAGCCATGAGAATGGTTTGAAATCGTGCATTAGATACTCCTATATCATTGGACATGCGATTTGGGGCAGGTTTTTCACCCGCCCCTCATCAAGTCAGTATGACTGATTCGCCTGATTAGGCGACCATGCGCTCCGGCTCATTGCGCAGAGCATCCGGGAAGAACACGCCGTCCTGGATGGTACCATATGCACGCTGGTTACCGATGAACACGCTGGCGCGCGTCAGGTCCTTGGCGTTGCGTGACTGAGCGGTGCGAACGCGGCCGTCAGGGGTGATGACCTCGGTACGAGCGATCATCGTGTCGTTCGTGCGAACCGAACGCTTACGCGAGGTACGACGGAAGATTTCCATCGTGGTGCCGCCAATGACGGCAAAGTAGGAACTACGCTTAGACATTATGTCTCCTTCATTTTGTAGTATCAAGGCTCTAGAGCCAGTATCTCAAGATACACTGTAACAGTAGCGTCGTCAACAGCTTTCTTGGTAGTAACCACTATTCTTCGTGGTGTTTCTTTTTACTATGGTCAACGGTAATACGCTTCTGACGTTCCGCCTGGTGCAGTTCCGAAATCAGTTCCTCGTCGTCATCCTCATCGTGGGTAAGAACAAAATGAGTGAGGTTCTTAGCGTATTTCTCTAGTTTCTTGGACATTATGCGGTCCTTGGTGGTTCTGGTGCCGGCGGTTCGGGGGAAAGAAAATCAGCTACGTTGATAATGAATACCGGGTCGGCATCATCCGTCTTGTTTTCATCTGGAGTAATTGCGGTACCGGCAGTTTCTTCCAAACTGTATTCGCTTTCAAGCTCGTCATGATATGGGGTCTTGTAACCCCATTCTCGATGAATGATGCTATCCAGCGCGCGATAGATAACGTCTAGCTCGCGCCAGTGCATGTCGTTTTGGTATCCGAACCCTGCCAATTTTGACAATATGGGATTCATAAAGTAGTCAACGATCATAGGCCCACCGACACTCTTTATAATGTCAGGTCTGAATCTCTTGGCCTCATTTGCCAAACTTGGCGCTTTGTTATGAAGCTGCCCCGGTAGAAACTTGGTCTTGATGGGTGGAGGGCCCCTTTTTTCGACAAGGGCCTGAATTTCTTCTGGTGTAAGAACCTTACGAGTCTTGAATGAGACCACATTACAAGTCGGAGCGTCTGTCTGCTCTTGTTCTGGCGCGGGCGTTTCGTTACTCAAGCCTAGCTCCTTATTACACACGGTAGGATGGGTCATGCTAACCTTCTCATGTTGAACAGCTACATTATCAGATAACATAGGGTCTGTCAACATTCAAATATTTATCGCATATATGAGCGGCTTAACATAGTGTCAAGTGAGGGTTTGGGTATGGAGGGTTGTCGTTTGACCTGTGCGCGCGAGGCCTGCAGGTGTCTTACCACTGGGTATTCAGTCATTGGTTCACCTTCGATACCTACATAGGCTCGTGGTAAGAACGCCGTGGTAATATCACTTGTATGTGAGAGCCTCCACCAGGCGGCATCCAGACTGATTTGGTCCCATTGCTCAGGGGCGGCATTACATATGCCTACCCAATCATCCAAAAGAGTGCCGGCTAGAGGGGTCTGATTAAACCACAGGGTGCCAGAGACAACCTCCCATCCGTGACGATATCCCCAATTGCTGCGGCGCCACTTATGAAGCCCAACATCAGCCGTTATATGATTCAGATATGACGGGAGCATTTCAAGTCTGGCGTCGGCATCTAGCCATAGTATAGGAGTAGTCGGATTGGAACGCCAGAGTTCTCGTATGACAGACGGCTTGAATGCACAATTAAGTTCCCATGCACCTTGCGACTCAACCGCAATAGTCTCACATGATAGCCCAAAGCTCTCTACGCTCTCGCGTAGCGCGGCTGCATGGGCTTGATATACTGTGTCTTTAGTGTAGAACGTGACAATCGTAGGCGAGCTATACGACCCGGAGATACAGCTTTCTACCGACTCTGACAGGTCCGCGCTTGCCCCAATCCAGCGTCGTTTCTCTGGAATCGGGCTGCCTAGAAATCCTGCCTCAAAATACACATCCTTAAGCATATCGTTGGCATTCTGAGGTAGGGACACAAACTCAACACCAGGGAATGCGGTGCGGTCTAATATTTTGTCAACGTCTAGCGAGGCTTCTGTTGAGCCTTGATTTCCAGCCATTTGGATTTTCCTGGTACCTGAATCTTGTGCCACTTGTATGGGAGCATGTGCCAAGATACTACTTTATCATATCTGTTATCTAGCACAAGATCAGCCAGATCAGTTTTTACAATAAGAACGGCATGATATTCACTGGTTTCCGTCCAGCAAGTAGCCATGCAAAGGCTTGCCTGATGAACACCGAGCGATAAAAGATCGTCGCGCTTACTCATCGCGTAATCATCACAGTCTCCATACCCGCGCCCATCAACTACCGCCCAGAAATCCTTGCGCCGGTAAAGTTCCAAGTCGGTCTTGTAGTTGATGCGGGCATTAACAGAACGGTTGACGTGGTTCAGCCGCGCGCGAAGCTCCGGAGTGTCGCGAAGCTCGCCTAGTTCATTGTATCTTACGATTTCAGTCATCACAGGCCTCATCTGTTGGAACCCTAATGCAATAGTCGATCCATCCACCTGGCGCAGGCGTCTCGGCGCCAGTTTCTATCCTAGGAGTCTCGGAAATAGTTGGTGCGCAGGAAATAGGCGCAAAAGTCATGAAGACGACCAATGCCAGCCTATTAATTTTAGAGTTTTTACTAAAATAGGGCTGTGTCATCGAAAAGCTCCTCAAGTTTGTGGAATAGCGGCTGTAGGAATGGAGTCCCTGACCAATTCCATACTCATGTCATACTTGCCCGTGGTCAACATATGTCTTATTGCGCTGATGACATATTTACCAGAAGACGCCTCGCTGCTATGAAAAAGATAGATCACGTCACCAACCTTCAAATCGGTGGTGCCATCTATCATCACATGGGCTAGCCCAGAAACAATATTTGCTACCTGGGCAGTTCGGCGAAGTGAAAACTCGTCCATCTTTTTATTGGGGCCAGTCGGGTCAAAGACTGCGGAGCGAACCAACCCATCAGTCTGCGGTCGCTCATTATCCTCATCAGCTTGCTTGCGCCAGGCCTGGTTTTTGTTAAGAGTCGCTGTTGCTGGCAGCCATTTTTCAATATTAAGATCGGTCTTGATGACCTTTTTATTCAATAGATCGAAATAGGAGCTTTGAGCCTTATAGACACCTGCCCCAACACCAGTAATCATATTGGTTGTAGGTGGAAAGGTGAGAGCCTTTACTATCATTGGATTGTAGGTGTCGCGACGATCCTGAATCTGGACTTGGAAAAATAGGGTGGCCGCTATCTCTTTCTTAACAAGAGTCTCAAAACTCTTTAGGTTGTAACCATCGCGATCACCCCAAAAGAAAAAGTTGGCGGCCTCTGGATTGTTAGGATCAAGCATTCTGCGTAGCATGGAGGCAATGGCAAAAATAGGCTCTGCCCCCGGAAACACCTGGGTCTCATCATACAGGCTCGGATCAATCGAAAGCGTCTTCCCTTCGCCTTCCTTGAAACCTAGCGTCTCAGTCAGAATGCTCTTGATGATATCAGAGCCCTTTATATTCTCGAAAGCCTTGCAGACCTTGTGGCGTGCGTTGTTAACAAACTCCGGCGCAGCAAAATGAACAGCATGGAGTGTCACCTCTTGACCAGGAACGCTGACCTTCTTACTCAGAATTACAGGGTATCTTCCGCTGACGGTAGGGCTGTCCTTGCTTGTAAAGGATACCTCCACATAGCGGGCATCACCCATTGGAATATTCTCGGTATCATAAATCAACATTTGGCCGGTCATAAAGAACGTGAACATACTCTCATACAGGTCCAGAGCCATCAACCTCTTTAGAACATCATACTGCTTGCCATCACCAAGCTCTATCGTCAGCTTGTTGATGGTGAAAGGATTGCCGGCAGTCTTGACGGTGATGGTGCCGTTACTGTCCGACATTGCGCATTACACTTTCCAGAAGCCCCTGTAGTGATGGCACGAAGGCTGGTTTGACCGCCTTGATGCGTCGCTTGGAGTCATTCAACATAATCTCATGTGCGCGGCCGGTGACGGCATATCGCTGCCCGGCGTCAACCTGAGTTGGGTCAACTTGAATGCCTGCGCCAAGAACGTATGTCGAGTTAGAGAGATAATAGATCACATCGTCCGGAGCCAGATACTTGTCATCGATATATTTGGAAAGCTCTAGCTCCGAGAGCGGCCAGTCAGTATAAGGGTCCTCAATGCCGTTAATCACCAACAGAATCCAGTGATATTCTGGATTGCCGTAGAGTAGCTGTGCCAGCATCTCCGGGGTTTCACCATCCAACACGTCCAGATAATCGTAGAACATCACGTTCTTTTCAAGCGCGTATGTGAACTCTGCCCGAATGTTGAGATCAGTTACAACCTTATCATACATGGTCGACTTAGGGAATAGCTGTAAATAGCTCATGCGAATGGACCCACCTGCCCTGTATCAGGATCAGTAACCGCACCAGTAGGTGGTTTTGATGCTCCTAGAGCCCCGAAACGATCTACAATACCGCCGGCGCTGCCGAGATTATACATCTGGTTGAAAATCTCGCGCGTCATCGAAACAGTTTCTTTGAAATCCAGCGTCAGAACAATCTCGGCCGGACGGCCGTCTTTATGTAGCACCGGACCTTGATCGACATCACCCTGATAAGCGGCCGAGATGCGTGTCAGCGCGCAGGGAAGCGATCTTGGTAATTCGTCAGTGGGAATATTAGAGCTAGTAGTTACAAAATCGAAGAAGAACTCGCATGGATATCCGTAGAAGAAATTGGTCGTCTGTGCCGCGCCGCTTGTATCTATGCCGGCCTCACTGGCGCGCGAGAGCAGGCCTGCGCTTTGACCTGAGGTGGGCAGTGAGTATTTGCGCAAATCGTCAACAGTGGATCGTATAGCCTGGGCGTGCTTTGCATTCAACGGAACCAAACGAATGGTGAATGTGAACTCACGGAGCGCGACTCCCGAAAAGTTCAATGCAGCGTTTGGATTAGGAGATATTCCACCAAGAACGGATACAGTGTCTATCTGAGAAACCAGGTTGTCAATGCCGGACAGAATACCATCGATGGCGTTTCCGGCACTCCAATTCGCACTGTCATAAATCTGGCCAGCTATAGGACCAAGACTCTTATCGGTCCAATTCGGATCGTATGTTACAGCTACGCTTTGTGGCATTGGTAGATAGTAGGTTGGAAATCCACTAGACCCACCAGGACCTGTATAACCGATAGACACTCCTGCACTCTCTAGGTTTTTTCCAGTGACTGCTTTGGTGGAATATGTGGCACCATATTTTCTAGGATTGTATTCAGCCACACGAATGCGCAAAGACGGAAGGTCATTAGCCTTCGAGGCCCCTCTTATATCAATGCTGCCAGAACCAGACAACCGAGTGGCAGCTGCCGCATCGGTTCCAATAGCGCCTAGAATGCCTGTAAGCCAACTCATTTGTTTTGATAATCCTGTCACCTAAATACGTTGCCATTATTTAGAGCCATTGGAGTCACAGTGCAGAGCGCATACAAAGGGGTGTTCGTACCCAAGAATCCTCAGAAATACAAGGGTGACGCAACCAATATCATCTTTCGGTCGCTTCTGGAGCGGTCTTATATGACGCGCCTGGACAATGATCCACGAATTGTGGAATGGGCGTCGGAAGAAATTATCGTGCCCTATATCTCCCCAGTTGATGGTGCTCCTCATCGCTATTTCCCAGACTTTTACGTCAAGCTCCTGAAGGATGGAGTGGTAAACGAATACTTGGTTGAAATCAAACCAAAGAGTCAGACTTTGGCACCTAAGCCGCCAAAGTCTGGAAAGATCAGTCGCTCCTACAAGATGGCGCGAATCGCATGGGCTGTTAATGAAGCCAAGTGGAACGCTGCACGAAACTACTGCAAGGACAAAGGGCTGACGTTTGAAATCCTCACCGAAGAGGACGCCGGCATCAAGCGCATATACAACAAGCAGTCTTTAGGTAAACTGCCTAAAGGCACTATCAAAACAAAGGCTCCGTGGAAATCAACCTGGAGTAAGCGCAAATGACAATCACCAATACAGCATATGTTCGAGCGGTGCAGGCCGCGCGAGCAAAAGTTAAAGGCTACATCGACAATCCTAGTAGCCTATTGAGCACTCTCAAGAAAGAGGTTGATGAGAAGGATGTTTTGCCGTTCTCAGAGGAAAGCGAGCTATGGTATCAACGCAAGATTCAAACTCTGAGTTCGAGTAAAAGTATGGTTCGCAGCGAGCTTGAGAGAAGCTATCTGACGCGCCAGGAGTTTATGATTGGCACTGGGCGCATCGATCCAGGCTCACTATTCTTTTTCAGATACCCGAATCCGCAGGGGCGCCTGACGCTTCCTTATTACGATGAATTTCCTCTGGTCGTCATAACGACAGTGCTGCCTAATGGGTTTTCAGGATTGAACCTACATTATCTTCCGCCCAGACAGCGACGCATTCTGCTGGAATTTGTTCTCAATCGGTCTTCCATTGTTCCTGGACGGATCGCCGGGGCGGATCGTCTGTTGTTAGATTACAGTAAGGTCGCAAACATCCAGTATGCTCAGGGGTGCTTCAAGAGATACCTGGCAAACCGAATAAATACTCGACTAATGATGGTTCCTATTGAGGAATGGGAGGCCGCAATAAACCTGCCGGTTGAGTCATTCGTGAAAGCGTCCACATCCTCCGTATGGGCAGATACAATTGCCAAAGGGTAAGTCTTGAGCACCGTTGATAACCTCACCAAAATGCGTCAGTCTGCGGCCAATCTGGCGCCGAATAACAGGTTCACTGCACGGGTTTTTAGAACCAAGGGCGGCCGCGGCACAGAAGAAATCATGTTCAACTGCTATCGCGCGAGCGTGCCCGGGCGCCTAATAAACACCACATCCCATAAACACTACGGGCTGCCTAGACTCATTGCAGGAAGCGTCTCGTTCGCGCCCGTAACTCTTGGTTTCTACCTCTCAAACAACCACGCCGAGCGCGAGTATTTCCTCAACTGGATGGAGGAAATCGTTCCTGTAAACGCAAGTGGAGGCAACTCCAAGCCAGCATATTATGACGACTACATTGCACAGATCGTAGTGAGACAGCAAAATAACAACGGATACGAAGGACCCAAATACACCATTGAAGAGGCGTATCCGTTCTCTGTCACCAACATTGAATACGAGTTCACCACCAAGGAAATCCTCAAGTTTGAGGTCCAGTTCAACTATTATAAGATCATCTAGAGGCACACTACAGCATGTCAAATCTACCAGACCTAAAAACCATCATCAAGGTACCGACCTATTCCTTGACGCTACCGTCAACCGGCCGCAAGATTTCATACAGGCCGTTCCTTGTGCGCGAGGAAAAGGCACTCATGATCGCTCGACTCTCTGAGGAGCCAGATACTATCGTGGCGACGTTGGACAGCCTTGTGCGTGCCTGCACGTTTGATAATGAAGGGCTAGACACACTTTCGGTGCAAGATTACGAATACCTTGTGATTCAGATGGGTGCAAAGGCCAAGGGTGAGACCATCAGCCTGAGACAGCCTTGCAAAGAGCCTGTTCCCATCACGGAGGAGAATCCTGAGGGCACCTGCGGCAAGATTATTCCGATTGTCTGCAACCTAAGCGACATTCAGGTAGAACATAATCCAGATCATAAAAAGACCATCGTGCTTGACGAAACAAGCAAGACCAGTATCATCATGCGCGATCCTCGCATGGGAGACGTTGCACATATCGTCTTCGATGCTGGCAAGGAAGGTAAGATGCTCGATCCAGAAGCCAATATGAAGCTGCGTTTCCAGATGGCTCTAAGCTGTATTGAGTCAGTGGTTGTAGGAGAAGAAGTGTATGACGCCAAGGTCCTGACCAAAGAATGGTTGAATGAGTTCCTAGACTCCTTGCCTAGCGGGCATCTGCGCAAGATTTCGCAATACATCGACACCATGCCAAAAACCTATCTCGACGTGAAATACGAGTGCCCATGTGGTAAGGTCAAGGACACCATCCGAATCGAGGGCCTACAGCGTTTTTTAGCATAATAGTCCCCACGTCGGCGCTTGAGGACTATTATAAAACCAACTTTATTCTCGCTACCGAGTATAAATATGGCCTTGAAGACCTAGAGGGCATGATACCTTGGGAGCGCGAACTTTACGTTACGCTTCTAGCGGCCCAGATCAAAAAGAAGGCCGGAGATGCCACCTAATTCAATCGCACCAAAGTTGGCCAAGCCTGCAAAGACGCCTCGTCTACCTTTGTTCGGGTTGACTAATAACGATAAGGGGTTGTTTGACAAGGACAAGGAGGGCACCGGGTCTAACTGGTTCTATAGACGTGCCCTTATTTTCATCGTATCCTTTTTCTGCATGGCTGTCATTGCATATGCAATGCTAAACGTCACACCAGTCAACGACAGTCTATATCAGGCCATTACATATGCAGCATTCTCACTACTAGGTATTGTCGTTACAGGTTATGCCATCACTGCATCTACAGAAGACACCAAGACCAGAGAGCTATATCTTAAGTATGGTGACGCCGTAATGAATGCTCCAGAGCCGCCGGATGGTCCTTATAAGCAGACCAAGAAGACCAAGACCTTGATGGAGGAAGAGGTTTCCACGGAAACACCGAAGGATAACCTTGATGCTTGATGAGAAAATCCAAGACCTAATTGATGTTCTGAAGGTTCAAGTCGCCGCCCGCGAGAAGGACCTACAGAACACACAAGGCCGGCGCACTCGAACGGACGAGGAAAATGCTGTTCATGATGGGCTAAATGCCAGCTATGATGCGACCATCAGCGCCTTCGATGAGCTTATAGATACAAGTAAACTTGCAATCCAGCTTCGCAAGGATATGGATGAGTTAAAGGAACTGAAGGCGACCAGGATTCGATCTGGCGCCACACAGGGGCTTATCGATAATGTTCGCGGGAATATATCTCAAGCGGCCAGTGGCGCTTTTGGTGGGCTGCTACCAGATGCCGGTATTCGCAATATCATTACCTCCGTCTTGCCGACTCTGGGATCAGCCGTCAAGGCCGGTTTCACCGGAATCATGGGTGGAGATACCAAATCGGCTATTGAGAAGGCCGAGCTATCCATCAAGATAAACGAGACCAGCAAGAGCATCCTTGCGCGCCTCAAGGAACAGCTAGACGGGCTTAACGACAAAATATTCTCTCCCGATTCTCCCCTAGAGCAAGATGATGTTTACCTACCAACCGATCAGAGCGATGTAGGACCCGTCCTTGCGGGCGTGGCTAATCTTGACCCGGGCGCTGATGGCGGAGACAACTTTGTAGGTAGCGGTAACAGCGACATTGAAATTGCTATCGGGCGCACCATGTTGGCCGTTGAGTCGAGCGCAGAGAGCTTGCAGTTTCTGGTTGATGTTGTGTCCGGTATGGCCGAGGAGCTTGTCGATTTCAACAGTGATCGTGAAAAGAAAGAGCTTTCGGCAGATACCGATGGAATTGCTGGAGTTGCTTCGGCGTCTTCTGGTGGTGGCGTTGTGGAGACCATACTTGGTACCTCAATAGGTCGGCTTCTAACAGGTACCGGTATAGGCGTGATACTCAGTCGTCTCGCCGGGCCTTTGGTTGGTGCGCTGACCGGCCTTCTAAGTGCGGCCGCATTTCCTGTCGTTATCGCGTCGGCCGCCGGCGCCGGCATCGCGTATTTCTGGGACGACATTACCAGCACATTGGGCGAACTATTCGACGGTACAGGTAAGGAACGCTCAAGGTTCTCACCAGACTTTCTGGCTGACGGAACGTATGCGCCTATAGGTGGCATCGCCGGAAATATTATGGCCGAGGAACAGCTTCGCGTTGCGAAAGAGCAGCTTAATCTTACCAAGGAGCAGATCGAGGCCAACAAGACGGCCGCCGAGAAGGCCAGTCAGGTCCTGAAGGACACAATCGACAAATGGCTTGGGCGAGATAGTGATGTTAATCAGATGATGACTCCAGTAAACTATGCTCTTATGGGCGCAGTGCTTTCTGGTGGAGCCATGTCATCGGGCCCGGCGGGTGGAGTAACACCTGGAGGTGGAGTGTTTCCGGCCAGTGCCACCGGTGATATGACCGGTGGAAAAGCTACTAAGCTAACAGGCACCTCAAAGGAACGCGCGGGCGCGGCTAACAAGTTCTTCACCGATATTGGTTGGTCACCTGAGGCCGCAGCCGGAATTGTCGGCAATCTGTTGCATGAGAGCGGAAACAAACTGGACCCTAATGCAGTAGGCGATCATAGATTTAAGATTCCTGGCGCTCCGCCCGGCCCAGGAGATGGCCGTGCATATGGAATTGCACAATGGAGACTAGAACGTGCTGTCGGGCTACACGCCTTTGCAGCAAAGCGCGGCAAGCCTTGGAATGATTTTGAGACCCAGTTAGCATACGTTGACTTTGAGCTAAAGGGTGGAGGTGATGCCGGCGCCGCACTTGCAGGCAAGATATTGTCGCGCCCTGGCGTAACGGTTGCCGAGTCAACTATGGCAGTAGAAAGACATTTCGAGCGACCAAAAGCCGCGCCAGGTAGCAAATATTCGCCGTCCATAGGAACACGCATTGCGAATGCAAATGGAGTGTTTCTAAATGCTCGGGCGGCGGCCGGGGCGGCTGTAGACCCGGCAATTCTACAATCTATTCCTATCTCGTCATCAATTTCTACACCTATAACCCCACCTATGACACCTGTACCTGCTGGTGGTGCACTAGGAAAGTCAATGTCATCACCGGCGCCTCGCGCGGGCGGCAAGCCAGGGCAACCACAAATGACATTAGTTCCGGCGCCATACAATGGAAACGAGGTCTTTTTCAATTTGACGCGAGCGGCGCAGGTAGGTGTTGGAAACACACCGTTCTGGTGACACAAAAAGGGGCGCCGTATCTGGCGCCCCTTTTGCGTAGTCTGATTTGACTATTAGTCCTCTTCCTTAAGGAAGGACATGAACTGATCAAGCTCGCTGCCCACGCTGGCACCAGGCTTATCTTCCCACGGCGGGGTGTCCGAATCAAGTGAAGGCGGTGCAGCCTTGCGTGAGGCTGGAGCATCAGCCGAGCCAAACAAACGATCAGCCTCCTTAACAGCCTCATCGTCAGCCAACGTCAGCTTTGCGGCTGACGGAAGCGCCGCACCAGTGCTCAATAGAACCTGGTCAAACTTACGCTTTAGCTCATCATACGGCTTGAAGCGAGGACCATCCTCAACAAACTCTTTCAGAGAGTGAAGGTTGTTCCAAATCTTTTCCAGGGCTGCGTCGTCCTTCAAAAGAGGACCAGGCGTCATGAAGATGGAGTCTTTATAGGACGGAAAGTCACCCTGACGGCGAACCTTGAGGACATAGTTGGCGCCCTTCCAGAAATCCTCTACCGCAACGCGCTCCTCACGGTCGATTGACGGCTTGAGCATTTCCTCAATGTGACCCATAGTCTGTAGGTTAACCTTGAAGAGGAACGTCTTACCTTCGTTCTCTGGAGCGTTAGGGTCCTTCACCACATAGATGTTTGCGATGTAGGCGGCCTTGCGCTTGCGCGAGCGAGCCTTTTCCTCGTTCTGAGGCAGCTTGGTGTCCCAGAGCCTGGAGTTTTCCTCACAGACCGGGCATTCCTTGTCGATGGTAGTTGGGCACTCTTCAATGTACCACTTGCTTCCAATCTTGAAGCCGTGGCTGAAAATCTTCACAAAGGCCTGATCTTCATTTGGTGGAGCTGGCAGAAACCTGATAATAGCATCTGCGATTTTCTCGTTATTGAGCGTCGGTGTCCAGAAACGCTCATCCTTCTTGAACTCGCCCTTACCGCCCTTGATGGTCTTCAAGAGCTTATCGTAATCGGGGGTCTTTTTCTTTAGGTTTGCGAATGCGCTAGTGATCGTCATGTGTCGTCCTTTTTCGTTATATTCGTAAGTAATCGTTGGTATCGTGAGCCTATTGGCTATAGTATTTAGCGCGGAAACCCAAAAGGAAGCTCCTCTGAATTGCCCGCGATAGGCTCCCAGTCTCCATCTGTTGCTGTGCCGTAGGGGTCTTCCATATTCGCATAAATGTCTGGCGCTGCAGGTGCAGGTGCGTTCTCGACTACCTCAACTCCAGTATTCATATTACTTGATACTGGGCCGTTTGTCAATTGTGCTTCTAGGTAACCAATCTGCATAAGAACAGCCGATGCAGATTGCATCATTTCTTGAGCAAGTTTTCTGAGCCGGTCGATGCCGTCTATCAAGTTAGATTCCTGGGATGACATTTTTTGTCCTGTCTAGCTTCAATAGATTCACTGCGGCGGCTTCGCGCGCGAGGACCTTTTTAAGGTCCGGACCAATGAGTGATACCAGGTAATCTGGATCAACAGATCGTTTATGCATGTAATCAGTTATAAGCTCCAGGCATGATATGCCGGTCTTGGAGCTTTGTGCTACGATGACCTTATAGAACTCGGCTGGGGTAAGGTTTTCAAACGCCAAAGGACGATATCTTTCTGAAAGGAAATTTCTTTAGGGTCGATGTGGGGCTGACATTGAAAATTCTCTTGTTTAGCCCGTATAGCGGTTCGGCAAGCCCATCAATTCCTGGAGCCATCACCTCTTGATACCTCATTGGGTCTGATGCGGTCTGATGATTATTATGCCACTGCATCTTACCATCTGGCGCAGGAATCATATCAAATCCTACTAGCACGATTTCCTCTGCACCCATAAAAAGTGAAAGATTGATGGCTTGATGACCAGAGTTGTTTCCAGCGATGCGACGATGCATTTCGTGTGGAGGAGGATATGGCGGATATATCACAAGCCCATTTTCTTGCCACTTTTCAAAGTAGAGATATCCTGCATCCGCGTATGTGCTGATTTGCCCAGGCGCGGATGTAGTTACGAACTTGCCTTTGAAATCAGGCAGCACAGCCTTATTCCATTCCCACCAACGGTCGTCGCCGAAATGTAGGACCGTGCTGGACGGAAACAATTTGAAGGAATCGTTGACCGCGATAAAGGTTGCGCCAGCGTCATAAAGCCTGTAAAGATCAGGCAACATCAGATTAACTGACGGCCCTCCAGCAATTACAAAGACTGTCGGGGTGTTGGCGCGGCCGCAATAGTTGAAGAGGTCTTCGCGCGGGCGAAATCGGTGCGCATTTTGTAGTGGCAGGCTTTCTTCCATGATGCAGACTCTTTGTGTGTAATAACCTTTAGCGAACTGGTAATCTTATTACCAACAGTCAATCCTGAAATTATGGTAACAAGCCCCCATTCCTCAAGCAATAATGCGGCAGTCTCTTTCTGAGACACCTCAGTTTGATCGAGTGTGGCGACGGCAAATTCATCCAGAGCCGAAAGCTCTTTATGATGCACGATAAAGAACCGCCCCTTACTGTGTAAAATATGACACACCTGAGTCAAGGTCTTATCGTCCTTACCATATACAGGTACGCCTATTCTGGTTAGGGTCTCTCGTATCTTAAGAAAATTGTCTGGATTCAGAATGTCAACTCTAATGAATCCTTCATGCACATTAGCCATAACTAAGCTCCCGAAACTACGGGAATACTTATGGATCGGGTACTAGGCTGTCTTGACTTTCCTCTTTGTCTTAGTTTCTGTGGGCCCGCCCTCGAAGGTATCAGCTTTCATGACTTGAAGTTGCTCCGGCGACACGTTCGGCCGGACCAATTCTGCATAGCGTAACGAGCAACCGAGAGCGGCCTTAACAGTCAACACCTCAGGATCAGGTTTCTTAGGTTTACCCCAAGGGCTGAAACGCTTGCCCTTGGGTAGCCCGAGACGGCAATATTCAAAGTGCATCCGATTGGTGAACGAGAACGGGAACTCGTTTAGACGCATGACATGTAGAAAGCTGTCAGGCGCGTATGAGAGCGCACGATTGACCACAAATTGCGGATATGCGTTCTCAATAAACTCCTGATCCGGACCAGGCGCCATCATGTCTTCCTTGGTGGCTGAAATCGCCTTCAAGAAATCTGCCATGGTTGGCTTTTCAATCATTGAGAGACACCACTGAGGTCAGAGACACAAAGAGCGTCTTGTTTTCTGCATTGATTGTTGGTTTGAGCCACAGAACGTAAGCTCTCGGATCGGTATTGCTACCTAGCTTTATTCCCGGCTGAAGGGTGCCGTTGTCCACGACGCCCAGTATGTATGTCGGCACAAAGTCTTGCGGCAGCAGGCCTTCATCGCGAAGGGCCTGCATGTCGGCACGCAAGGCGTCTGGAAATGATATCATCATTTGAATTTTATCTCTGCCATAGCTTCGACACAGAAGGACATGAAATTGATTTCGGCATCCTGCGAGAAAGCTGCCATGTGAGAATACTTGCCTAGCAAATAAATCAGCGTGGGCATGCTATCGGGCTCGACATGTGCATCCGACGCATCAAAGATCAACCTAAACAGGCGATGCTGTTCAAGGTTAGGGAGATTCTCAGCCACCCATACGCGCGTCTTCTGGAAAGACTTGGCCGCAAGGGCCGCATAGAGTGTCTTCAAGACCTCTTCATTAAGAGCCGGAGACTCATTCAGGAACGCTGCATCCACTTTACCATATGTCGATGCATACGTCTGAAGGTCGTTAATGAGCTTTCTGATATCAGGGAAATACTTGTTGACGGCTTTGGCTACAGCCTTGCCGTCATCAGGAATGCCCTCATTCTTGAGTAGATCGGTCACAACCGTATAGATCGTGAACATCCACTCTGCCTTCTCCTCTTTCCCCTTCGGGTAAAAGTCGATGTTGGTCATACGAGAATGAAGCGGTTCGATCAGCCTGTTCTTGTAGTTGGCTGTCAGAATGAAGCGGCATGATCCTGCAAACTCCTCGATGAATGCACGCAAGGCTGGCTGAGTGGTCTGTGGGTTGAGACCGTCGGCCTCGTCCAGAATGACGACCTTAAGCCCACCGCCGAAACTCATGGTTGACGCAAAGCCTTTGATGGTTGTGCGCAGAACGTCAATGTTGCGTTCTTCGGATGCGTTGATGACAAGCACATCAAGGTCTAGCTGTCGGCACAGAGCCTTAGCCATAGTGGTCTTGCCGCAACCGGCGGGACCTGTTAGCAGCAGGTTTGGAAAGTCACCCTTATCCAGGAAGCCCTGAAAGGCTTTCTTGATACGAGAAGGAAGGGCCGCAGTTTCCAATCGCTGCGGCCTATGACGCTCTACCCAAATACCATAGTCTGATCTAGTGTCAGTCATAATGTTCCTTACGAGAGCTTGGCGTAACCAGCCTCTTCGACAACCTGTTCATTGCGCGGCATGAAAACGTAGCTGATACCCACAATGTTTGATCCACTCGGAATATCAGCCTCTGCCAGCAGCACCTTATTTTTCAGAACGGAGAGCTTGTAATCATACCCGTTCGAGAGCAGTTGAACATTGCCGATATCGTAAGTTAGGCTGATTTCGTTTGCAGAGGTCGCGTCTGTATTAACAGTAAGTGCCTGCGCATACACGTTGGAAGAATCGCCGGTCTTAACATCATGCGTTAGAATAGAGGCCTTGCCTGACGGCTCGTTATACTGAATGGCAAAGTTAGGCGTGGCAAACACACCTGAGGCCTTGAACACCGAGTCGAGTGCCTTAGCCGAAATTGTTGCACTGAATACGATATCGTCCGGGGAGATTTTCAGTTCTCCCTTAGGCTTGAACAGAATGTTCGGTGCCGCATAAAGAACCTTGGCTGTAGCGGAGGGTCCTGTGATAGCTGCTCCGTCTGTGCCGAAATCAACATCAACGCCAGTCGTGTCTTCGGTAAACATCTTGACGGCGCCGATAAACTGGCTCAGATTATAAAATCCGACTCCCACCTTATCGAAGGCTGCAGTGTCGGCCAGATTGACCTTAAGATAAACAGAGCCGTTCTCACTCTTAGTGTGAAGGCGCGTAGGGCTGTCGATCAAAAGGTTCTGTTGAACCTTCGCCAGCATACCTAGCACTGTAATGTGTTCCGGGGTTAGTTTCACTATGTAAGTCTCCTGAGATTAGATTGTCCAAGAATACAGTAATAACCTTGGCGTGTCAACAAGAAAATATATGAGTTCTATATACTAGGTAATAACGAGGTTTTACCATGAGACATCCAAATATTCCTGTCCTGCCTGAATCCGACAATACCGAGCCAAAGCTGGCAACGGCAATTGACATTGAAAACGCCATCTATAGACAGAATGATCGTAACACTATAGAGGATCGCGACCGTATTGTCAAGCAGGAGAATCTACCCAAACCCTTGACCAAGAGTCAGCTCGCGTATAAGAAGGCAAAGGCTGCGCAGAGAGAATTAAAGAAAGCACAACGCAAGGCGGAATTAGCCGCCCGTGCGGAAGAGATAAGACTTAAGCGCGAGGAACTAAAAAATCAACTCCGAGATGCCTTTGCCGAAATTGAGAAAAAGCCCCCGACTCGCCCTGAGTTCTGGTCCAAAGATATAAAGGACCATATCAAGAGCCTAAAATTGCCTGCAAGACCGGGCGAGGAAGACCAGAACGCCAGGGCCATTGCAAACGAGCTACGCGAAAAGGATAGCATCGTGCATACGCGCGGGCTGCCAAAATCAAAGCAGATACCGACCAAGTTGAATCGTCGCGCAAACGGGCTATGGGACTATCTTATCTGGCTTGAAAAGGAAGATGCCCTGCGTGTGAAGGAAGCCTGTGTTCTCATGGGCTGCTCAATTAGAGAATACATAGTGCTGTCTATCAGACGCAATCTGATACATTTTGAGAAGGTCGAGCGTGCAGCATGTGAAGAGGCTGATCGAATCAGAAAGGCCGGGCTAGCCGCCGGCGCTGACGGATTTGTGCCAGAAGCACACACCGAGTTTACCCCGCAGCCAGTAAGCGAACGCATGCCTGCGAACGCACTCTTTAATGGTGGCGGTAAAGACTTGACTCCAATCGAGCGTAAGATTGCACTAATTCGAGCCACATTGGAGCGCAAGGAGGAGGAAAAGAGAGTGAAGGCCGAAGCACGGGCAGCCAAGAAGGCCGAGAGTTCTCAATAAATACCTCGAACACCAAAGGAATTACACATGGGCTTGCCTAGAAACAGATCACAACTTGCCGACTGGTGCCTTAAGGAGCTTGGTGAACCTATCATCAAGGTCAACGTCACCGATGAGCAAATTTCTGACCGCATCGATGAAGCCATTGCCGTATTCAGAGAGTTTCACTATGATGGTTTGGAAGAGGCCTACATCATCCATGAAATCACCGAAGACGACGTTCTAGCCGGATTTATCACACTGCCCGACACGGTTCATGGTGTGGTACGTGTATCACCTGCAAACATGAACGCCCTCTATGATTCTGGCATCTTCGATATTAGATACCAGCTTACACTGACAGACCTTTATAACGGCACAGGAATTTTCCGTGGCGGCGATCTAAACTATCTCGAAACCATGCGACAGTATGTGGGTATTCTGGACCACTATTTCATCACCCAGCCTAGCTTCCAATACAATCGCAAGTCCAACAAACTCTACATCAATCAGAGCCTTGACCTTCTACGCGCGCGTGAAGGCTCGCTCATGCTGAAGGTTTACACCTCGCTGGATTCATCCGTCAACATCTATGGCGACGTGTTCCTGCGCGCGTATGCGGTCTCTCTAATCAAGAAGCAATGGGGCAGCAACCTCAAGAAATTCGACGGGGTGCAGCTACTTGGTGGGATCAAACTTGACGGGCAGAAGATATATGATGAGGCGGTAGCCGAGTTGGCCGTTCAATACGAGCGCCTAAGATCGACATGGGAAACGCCGCCTGACTTTATGGTGGGCTGATATGTCACAGACAGTCAACAGATTTATTCAAGACGGCAACGGCCCAGGAACGACCAGCGAGCAGGAGCTTTATGAAAGCCTGATCGAGGAAAACATCAGGTTCTCAGGAGTGGAGATTTTCTACATTCCAAGAACAAGCGTTCGCACAGACAATATTTTCAATGAGGACATTCTGTCCTCGTTCACCAGCAGCTTTGCGCTAGAAATGATGCCAGATAACACGTCATCTTTTGGCGGCTCTGGTCTAATCATGGGGCGTCTTGGGTTGACACTTGAGCAAGAGGTGATTCTATTCGCTTCGCGCAAGAGGTTTGTCGAGGTTACTGGGCTACCTTATCCGAACATTGGCGACCTACTATGGTTGCCGTTTGCCAAGAAGCTGTTCGAGATTCTAAACGTGGATTATGAGACTCCGTTCTACCAGGTAGGTAAGAGTATGGTCTTCGGTATTCGAGCACAGGTCTTCGACTACACGCACCAGCCGTTCACAACCGGTGTACCTGAGGTTGATAGCCTTGGTGACGTTCTTGAGAATGACGGTGATACGATGATTGATCCAGATGCACAGAATGACGCCATCGAGACTGAGGCAGACGGCATTCTTGATTTCTCAGAAGAAAATCCCTTCGGAAGGTTTTAAGTGTTAGACGGAATCAGCCCATACTATTTCGCATCGGTTCGCAAGACCGTTACTGCATTCGGCACGCTGTTTAACAACATCAAGATGGCGCGCACGGCTGAGGTCAACGGAGCCGGCACGACTATCAAGACGATCAAGGTGCCTATTGCATATGCGCCGGCGCAAAGCTATATCTCATGGCTACGCGGCGCGCACTCCATAAGCCGTAGCACAGACGGTGAGGCTGTCATCTCAAAGACGCTTCCTCGAATGGCTTACGCACTAAAGAGTATGACATTCGACAAGGCGCGCTCTCTAAGTTCCATGGGGCGCATCAATAATAGCACCGAAACGCTGATAGGATCGCCTGCAAACAGGTCGACCGTCAAGTCCATGTTACAACCTATGCCTTGGAATTTCGATTTCGAGCTATTGATTGTCAGCAAAAATCTTGATGATGGCTACAACATCATGGAACAGATTCTACCAAATTTCAAGCCGACATTTCCTCTCACCGTAAATTTTGTGCCGGGGCTAGAGCTTAAGCTGGACGTGCCAGTCATTTTCAACGGCATCACACAGAGCGATAACTATGAGCTACAGATTGGCGAGAAGCGCCTTATCACATGGACGCTAGATTTCACGGCCAAGAGTTATATCTTCCCTCCATTGTCAGATGTGGGGCTAATCAAGCGCGTCATCAATCCAATGTTCTCCGATACCGATCCGACCATTGCTCCCGAGCCGGTTGTTACTGTCATCACCGAGGTCAATCCTTTTGAAGCTGAAATCAACGATCCTTACACCGTCATTCAGGAAGAGATTGAAGGGTCAGGAGTAAGAGAAGCCACGGTATCGGCGTCAGGCGAGTCGGATGCCTTTGGAGTATCAGGATAATGACACAGACAAGCCTAGCCAGTAACCTGGATATCAATACCAAGATCAACAAGTCACTAGACAAGATCAAACCGACTGACCAGGAGCGCGATCAGGATACCGGAGTCGCCCGTTCCACTATTTTGGATGGCATCAACAAAACGACTGAGGCTATCGATGACCTGATCGATATAGCGCGCCAAAGTCAGCACCCGCGCGCGTATGAGGTATTGGGTAAGTTCCTTGAGATTCGATCCAAGCAAACACACGATCTAATCGATGTGCATATCAAGCGCGACAAGCTGTCGGGCAACAAAGAGGTTGGACCTGAAGGCACGGTAACCAATCAGCAAATCAATGTATTTGTCGGCGACACCAATGCCCTTCTGAGATCAATCAAGGAAATCGAAGGCAAAACCGTAATGGACGTTCCATTTGCAGACGTTACTCCGCCGGAAGAGCTTAAGGCTCTAACTGCGCCTCCGCCAGAAATAGCCGAGACCTTTGAGGTAAAAGAAAACCCAGAGAGTCAGGAGAATAAAGATCAAGATGAGTCAGACTCAAACCACTTCTAATCCAGTAGTCGTCAATAGCAAATTTTTCGGTAATAATCCTAGACTTAAAGCGGCGAATGTGCAGATTGCTTACACCAAAGCAAACATCGAGGAATACATCAAGTGTTCTAAGGACCCGATCTATTTTGCTGAAACCTACGGCAAGATTGTTACCTTGGATGGTGGTATCACAAATCTGGTCCTTTATGATTTCCAAAAAGAGATCATGCGCGCCTATCATAACAACAGATTTGTTATCTCATGTATTGCCCGTCAGTCCGGCAAGTCAACCGTGACACTATTCTATGTGTTATGGTGCGTTCTATTCAAGCCAAATTATCGCATTGCCTTTCTTGCCAACAAGGAAAAGACCGCAAAGGAGCTTCTGGCGCGACTCCAGCTAGCCTATGAGTTCTTACCGTTCTGGCTCCAGCAGGGTGTGGTTGAATGGAACAAGTTCTCCATCATGTTTGAGAACGGCTCAAAACTACTCGTGGCTGCAACATCATCAAGCTCCGCTCGCGGTGACACTTTCAATACCATCGTGCTTGATGAGTTTGCATTCGTTCCAACACACATTGCCGAAGAGTTCTACGCATCTATCTATCCTACCATCTCAACCGGTAAGGAATCCAAGCTGCTTATTGTATCAACCCCAAATGGGTTGAACCATTTCTACAAGATGTGGAGCAATGCAGTCAACAAGAAATCGCAGTTCGTTCCAATCCACGTGCCATGGGATAAGGTTCCTGGGCGCGATGCCAAGTGGAAGGAAGAGACAATTGCGAACACCAGCGAGAAGCAATTCGAGCAAGAGTTCGATGTGTCCTTCCTAGGTAGCTCTAACACACTCATCTCTACAAATACAATTCGACGCATGCCTGTGGTCGATCCGATACACAGCAATAATGGGCTGGACATATATGAGGAGCCAAAGGCCTATGCGGTTGCAAAGGATGGTACCAAGAAGAGAACCGTTTATGCAATGTCGGTTGATTGTTCTGAGGGCGTTGGGTTAGACTATTCGACCATTGTGGTGATTGATGTTACTACCTATCCGTTCAGACTGGTTGCAAAATATCGCGCAAACAACATCTCTCCGTTGGTGCTTCCACAAATCATCTATGATGTTGGCAAGTATTACAACTGGGCAGATTGTCTTATTGAAACCAATGGTATTGGCTCTCAGGTCGTTGCCATTCTAAATTTTGATCTTGAATATCCTAACATTGTGGCGTTCTCGTTTGGGCGAGGCGAGCTTGGGCTTAAGACTACTAAAACGACCAAGAGCGTTGGTGTGTCAAATCTAAAGATCATGCTTGAGCGCGATAAGCTGCTGATCACCGACTATGATGTAATTCAGGAACTATCAGTATTTGTTCCAAAGGGCACGTCATACGCGGCCGAGCCTGGCTATAATGATGACCTTGTGATGGCGCTTGTTAACTTTAGCTGGTTCACGACGACCGACTATTTCAAGAACCTCACCGACACCGACCTCCGCCTCAAGATCATGGAAGAACGCAACAAGGCTATGGAAGAGACTGAGATCATGCCTTTCGGCATCCTGGTTGACGGAATCAATGATGATGACGGCGAGCTACAGTGGACCGACTCAGACCTAGGGCTTAACTGGTAATTTCCGGGCATTCCCAAATCCATAAATAGTGCAGGAATAGCACGACCACAGGTACGTCTCTAGTCGTGGAGACCCACAGGAGCAAAGATTCATGACCCAAATCTCACCGGGAATCGCAGTTAAAGAAATCGACCTTACCCTTATTGCACCGGCACTGGCAACCAGTTCAGCAGGAACAGTAGGGCAGTTCGCATGGGGCCCATGCGAACAGGTTATTAGCGTTCGCGACGAAGCAAATCTCATTCAACTTTTTGGCAAGCCGACTGATCTAAATTACGCAGACTGGTTCTCAGTATCCAGCTTCCTTTCTTATGCGCGAGACCTACAGGTTGTGCGCGCCGTGTCTGCATCTGCACTAAACGCATCTGTCGTTAACACTCTAAACACCGCCGGCGCCGTCACTGGTGCGGCTGGTGGTACTGGTGTTCTCGTCAAGAACCGTGATGCCTATGATGCAATCACCTGGTCTTCCAGCGTTAACACCTTTGTTGCCAAGGCTCCTGGTGCGCTAGGAAACAGCCTTCGCGTTGCTTGGACCAACACCTCAGGCTTTGCATCTTGGACCTACAAGGCACAGTTTGATTACGCTCCAGGAACCAATGAATACCACATCATCGTTATTGACGAAGATGGTCTATTCTCTGGTATCCCAGGCAGCATTCTTGAAAAGTGGGACGGTCTAAGCACCGTTGCAACCGCACGCAAGTATGATGGTTCTACAGCATATTTCGTAAATGCAATCAACAGCGGCTCAAACTACCTCTGGGTCGGTAAGGCCGCACTATTCGGTGGCACCACAAACGGTATTAGCTTTGGTGGTGGCGCTGACGGTTCTGCCGTAACAGACGGAGAGCGTCAGACCGGTTGGGCAAAGTTTGTTAACTCAGATGCAATCGACGTTCAGTATCTGTTTGTTGGCGCCGCATCGACCACCACTGCAAAGTGGGTCATCGACAACGTGGCTGAGGTTCGCCAGGACCTTATTGTGTTTGTCTCGCCTGCTCAGGCAGACGTTGTTGGTGTGGCTGCTGTCGCAACCGCAATCTCGAACATCACAACAACTCGCGGCACCTTTGGTGAGTCGTCTTATGCAGTCATGGATTCCAACTACAAGTATGTCTATGACCGTTACAACGACACATACCGCTGGATTCCGCTGAACGGTGACATTGCCGGTCTATACTCCCGCAATGCATTCGACCGTGATCCATGGGTTCCAGTCGGTGGCTACACCAAGGGTCGCATCAAGGGTGCGGTCAAGCTGGCGCTTGCCCAGACCGAGGCTACCCGTGATGCTCTATATGTCATCCAGGCAAACCCTGTATTCGTAGAGGTTGGAGAAGGCGCGGTTCTGTTCGGTGATAAGACCCTACAGTCTCGCCCAAG